AGCGCCGTCTATTGTGGTCGCAACCAGACCACCGGAGGGCGTGAAAGGGATGGACGCCGCCGTAGTTTCGGCGGGTTCCCAGAGGGCGCTTGTGCTCATACGGAAACTATCCAGGTGCCTACTACCGCCGTGGCTAGCCAAGTTTCTGCATCTTGCGCCACTAGAGTAATAGAATTACCAATAGTATTGGCAGAGATATTTCCCGCTGCCGGGGTTACGCTCGCGGCAATCCGAATCACATCACCGGCAGCCGCTGTGATCGTAATCGTCTGATTTACCAGGACACACGCAGTAAACTGCAATCCCGCCACCGCCGCCGGTAACGTAATAGCCGAGCCGTTCGCGTCACCTAGATTATTATAAACCGTACCGGAATCCGTTGCTGCGGGAGCCGCTGTGCCCGTATTGGGCACCACAGACACGATGGAATTCAGTTTAGCGACATACACCGACTGCCCGCCATAACCAAGCGCCAATTGCCCGTCGGCGTCAAAATTCAAAAACCCGACCAGATTCCCCGCTACTTGAGCAGAGAACGTCACATCAATATCTTCCGAGCCGTTACCGGTATCCGTTGCCGCAACTGTGATATCGAAATTCACATCCCCCGCAGTAGCGTCGGAATCCTTGAACTGAAGAACCGGCGTAGCATCCTTGATCGTGAGGTCACCCACTGTACCATTCAGCACAATGGCCCGCGTTCCATCCCCCAAGGTAATGCTGCCATCGCCATCTGCCACCAGCACGTTCGCCGGACTGCCCGCCACCTGCTGGGTAATCGTAAGGTCCACAGTCTCTGCGCCCGCACCTGTAGCAGTGGCCGAAGCCGCAATACTCACGCCCGCATCTTTATCCGCCGTATCGGAATCAATCAGGACGACGCTCGGCGTGGCGTTATAAACCGTGGCAGTCGCGCCCTGAATCTTCAACGGCCCTGCCGATACGAGGGTGCGCGAAGCCGAATAGCCGAGGGTAATCGAAGCAGTCGTGGAGGACGCATCCGCAAACAACACCGTCTGCGGACTCCCCCCGACCTGCTGACTGAGGGTCAGATCAACGTCCTCAGCCCCTGCCGTGGTGGTGGTGGCCGCGACCGCAAGGGACACGCCGGCATCTCCATCCACGGCATCTGAGTCAATCACCGTCAAGCTCGGCGTGGCGGCTTTTAGCGTCGCGCTGGCAAAAACCGGAGAGTCGCCAGTTCCCAAGCCTAACGTAGTGCATTGCGCCGCCGCCGTAGCATCATCCACCAGTGCTCGACCCGCCGCAGTAAAGGTAGCCACACTGGCAGTCCCGGCCCCCGTAAAGTACGGCACCTTATCCGCCGCAGAAGTTACCCCCGCCAAAGCGGTAAGGTCAGCATCCAGGGGTTGGTACAGCGTATCCAGGTACGAGGTCTTAACCGCCGACAAGAGCACTTTCTTGTTGGCTCCACTTTGTAAAACCGGCAGCGTCTCGGTTCCGTCCACGCTGGCGGTGACGGTAAAATTAGAAAGCTTGGTATCTGCCATGACTTAAGGCTCCAATAGCCAATAACTGCCGTCTTCCAATAACCAGTCGTCACCGGTTTCCATCAACCAATGCCCAGAAGTTTCCCGATAAACCAATACCCACAAACTCATCGGCCTGCCCCCCGCTCCAAAATAGTCACGGTAGCACTCCCGCTGACATAACTGGTAATCCCAAAGCGCAAGGCCCGCAAAGGCCCATTCAGAAGCACCTGAACATCCGTCGCTCCGGCTAACAAGGTGACATCCTGAGTCACCGCATCCGATTCCACAAATCCGCTGGCCTGGATGTCACTCACTGTGGATTTAGCGTTGTACGTCAGATTGGCCCCGGTACTCAGATGAACCGTAATCGTGGCCGCATCAGTAGCCCGCCAATCCAGCGGAACCCACGGGGAATCCAGTGAGTTCGCCGTTCCGACCTTAATCGCCGCCGCCGTTGCAGCATCAATGGTGATCCCGGTCACCGTCTTGAAGTTGTACCCGGTGACGATCTTGGTGGTGTTGTTGGGCAAAGTGGTACTGGTCGTCAGGGCATTGCCATACCGATCCGTGCCGGTGATCGCGACCGTCTTGGCGCTTTCGTCGGCACTGGTAGTCAGCAGCAGATGGCGGGGTACGTCCAGCGTGGCTACGCCAGCAGTCACCAGGACGCCATCGAGAGTCAATGCGCCCGCGCCACCAGGGGTCTGCGCGGCGCAGATGGCGTCGTCATTGGACGCGACCATCGTCAGGGTAAGGGTTTTTGCGCGGGGCATAAGAGGGGAGCCTTCCGTCAGGAAATCGGATTAACCGCCGTACTGCGCGATGCCACGAAGCCCGGTCACGGTATTGGGATCGGCCACATACATCCAAACGATAATGGGCGAGCCGTTACAGGCTGAGGTCATATCAACCGTGCCGCGCACGTCGCCGGTGGTCGCGGTGGCGGGATCGGTCGCCACCGCCGCCGTCAGGGTAGCGACCGCCTCATTGACGCCGTTGAAGCTGGCTGAGATCAGATCGCCCTTGTTCGCCAGTACGTAGGGCAGGCCCAACACATCGCCAAATCCCACAGTGGCCGTATCCGTTGTGGTATCGCCCGCCGAGTAGATCGCGATGGACTCGACGTAGGCAAAGGCTTTCTTGCCGGCTGTTGCGGTTTGTCCTGAAGCAATGGTGATAGCTTCCACCATCTTGACCTTCCACACATCGTAGCCGGTGATGGTGAACACGGTATCCGCCGCTGCCGTCGAAGTCGCGGTCGTGATATTGCGGGCCACGGTGAGCGGCCACACCGTCGCGGTGGTTCCGGTGCTGGTGGTGATGGTCGTGATCGTCGGTGCACCGGTATCGTTACAGGGCGCGGCCACGCCGGTCACTGCGGCTGAATAGGTTTTGGTGCTGTTGTTGGGCATGTTCGTGGACGTACAACCCACGATCAGTGCGTCGGTATCGGGCGCGATGGGCGACCCCAAGGATACCCGAGTCGGCAGGTGGACCGGAACGCCTTTGCTGGCATTCGTGCCATAAAGCGGGGCATCATAGGCGCGACCATAAAACAGGTTGTCGCCGCCACTGAGATTGTGCTTGGTAGCCATTGAGATTCTCCATTGCTGCCGGATCAGCCAGCAAAGCCGTAATCGGCAGAGAGTTAAACCACGGGATTGAAAAAACCCGCCAGGATCACTGGCGGGTTTCTCTAAAAATGGGCCGGGACTCATTTCGACTACCCGACCACGTTAGCCGCAATCTAGCAAAAGAAAGCGGGGGTGTCAAGCGATTTTAAGGCGGAATACATTACGCAATAACTTAGCGAAGAACTATGCTAAGTTATTGATTTTTCTACGCGCCTCCGCTGCCTGCGACGCTCCGCCAGTCACTCCAGCCGAACGAAAAGCGGCGGCGAACTTTGTAAATGGCGTTGCCAGTATTAAAATCCTCATCCATGCCGCGCTGCAAACCGACCCGATCAAAGAACTTCATGCCGTCCATCGCGTCAGTCTTGATGAACCACGCATCGGCATCCGTCAGTCGGGTAATCACCGCCACATCTTCGCCAATCACGCCGAGGGCCTTGATGGCGTTAATGTCGTTGTAGTCCGTACCGGGACGCTGAACCGAACGGAGCAGGCGAGCCGCTTCGTAGGTCAACTGCGGGGGGATAATCAGCCGCTTGGGCTTGAGCGCAATCGGCAACCCACGATCATCCACGGCGGTACGAACCTGGATGAAAATATCTTCCAGCGACGATTCGGACAAATCCGCTGGGGTCGCCAATTTATTGCTGGCCGTGCCGCCATACAGCAGCGGATGATTGGTCGCCAACAGTTCAATGCCATCGCCACCCGCATAGGACGAGTTAAACGCGCGATTCAGCACGTTCGCACCCATAACTTCGACGGTTTCTTTCACCGAACGCGCCAGGGCACGGGCATAGCGCGCGCCGACCTGCATGTACAGGTTGTCTTCCAGGGCTTCCTGGGTAATCGCGAACTTCATGCCCACGGTGACATGATTGTAACGCGCCACCCAACCCTGCCGGGCTTCGTCTTCCGCAAACGCTTCGCCTTCCCCCTTGATCGGGGCGGGGCCGAAGCCAGTCATCAGTACATCTTCTTCCCACGCTTTATCCGAAGAATAAGTGTCGAAAATCTTGGTGTACTCTTCCGGGTAGTCCCGGTACTCCATCCCAAAGTGCGCATTCAGCCCTTCTTCAAGGTCTTTGGGGAAACTGGCACGATTCATAGCCATAATTCAATACTCCAGGTCGCTGTCACAGCGATCAATAGGGTTAGTTGATGCCGCCGACCGCAGCGACTACGCGAGCCAGAGCATGTTCGGCGAACATCACTTCAATCTTGGCATACGTGCCATAGGCGTTATCCGGGCGATCCACCAGCCGCATGACCCGCAACGGCTCATCCGTTGTGGCTGTAACGCCAGTTACGGTCGCATACGCCCCACTCAATCCCGTCAGGGCGCTCCCGGTTCCGGCATTCCAATCGGCCAAAACGCCAATTTCCGATTCCGCACAGGCATTCGCCTGAATTTCAAAGATGACATCAGGATCGTCAATCACATACGCCTTAATCTCAGACTTGCTGTCCGAGACCCCCGGCCAGTAATGGGAGTAGACAATCTCGCCCGTCACGGTCTTGTAGGTGCAACCCTTGAAAACGCCGATATTATCGGAGTTATCGGCTGCCGCCAGTTGTACGTTACGGCCCGTGCCGGTCATTTCCACGGGATCGCCATCATAAATGGGGGTCGCATAAGTGGTAGAGATGCTGTAGATATTGGTAGTGATTTCACCACCACCCAGCTTACGTACCGGGCGAAACCCAAAGGGGGCATTGGTGTTAGCCATAATTCAAACTCCTGTCCGCTTCACAGCGGTCATCAAAAGGGGTAGCGGAGGCTGGAATTGCACCAGCGATTTTCAGTCTAATGCGACTGACGATCTCCTGCTGATCTACTCCGCACTTGAAGAACTGATAAAACCGTCAATCATCGGCAATTTTGGGTTTGCGCCCGGTAGACGTTTTATGCGAAAACGTCTCCACCTCTGCCGCGCCATACCCTTTGCCGCCGCCCGCATGTTGCGACAAATACCGTTCAATCGAACTCGCTTGTAGGCTCGCCATCTTGGCATTATGTCGCGCCTGCTTGTCGTGAATCTTCAGAGGCCGCTCCATCAGGATCATGTCCCCGTTGACAATCACGTTGCCCATGCTGGCGTGTTGCGTAATCGGCGCAAAAAACCCGACTGGAATCGTGTCCGCCAAGCGGGGATTCCACCCTTCGTTGCGTTTCTTCATTACATTGGCAACATCCTCAATCCCGTGCGCCATCATCCGTACCCACCGCTGGGCATAACCGGGGCGGGCGGGCGGCGCTTTGGTGCGCTGAATCTGTTGCCAATCATCGTCGTCATTCAGCAGGGCCGCACTCTGTTCCGGGTCAATGGGATCGATGTAGAGGTTGCGACTGACCTGTAAATCAGTTTGAGTCGGATGCTCCCCCTTGGCTGGGGAAGCGTGGTTCGGGAGCGGAGCCGCCATTGTGGGAGTCCTCGTACTGTTCAAAGTGGGTCAAACCGCCGTAACCAGTTTTTGCGATGCTCCGGCTTGTTTGGGTCAAACCCGTACCGTTTCATCTTGGTCAGATCATCGCTCGTCAGCTTGCGCTGCGGCTTGGTCGTCGTATCGGCGCGTTGCCCATCCACCGAGGAACCCGCCACCTTGGGCTTGGGCGGCGTTTTAGCGGTTTTCGCTAAACGCGGCACCAGCCCATGCAGGCGCTTGTCCAGTTCCACATACATCGTCGGGTCGTCCGGGCTGTAGCCTTCTTCCTGCAACGAGGCATCCAGCAACCGCGCGAATTCAGCGGCCTTGGGATCATCGTTTTTCAGAAACCACGGGTTGGCGCGCAACCACTGTTTCGTCCCGGTCGGTAACGTGTCCGGGATCGTGGGTTGGGCGGAAGCCACTGGGGGTTTAGTAGCCTGAGCCTGGGTTTCCTGAAACTGCGCCGCTTGTTCCTTGGCGACGGTCGCGATCCGTTTTTTCTCCGCCAGTTGTTCGCGCAAATCCAGGATTTTTTCGTCGAGCCTAATCTGCTTGTCAACGTCACCCTCTTCAATCGCGGCTTTCTTTTCCGCGCGGGTTTGGTCAATTTGCCGATTAATTTCTTGCGCCGTCCATTCCGCATGGCTCTGGAATTCAGCAAATTCCTTCGCCTGGGTTTTGGTTTCCAGCGCCGTCACCTTGTCCTTCCAAAAACCGGTTTCCCGTTCCAGTTCGCGCATCCGGCCCGTCAGCTTGCTGATTCGCTTCTGGACTCGTTTGCTGTAGGATTCGGTGTCTTCGTCTTCGCTTCCAGTTGGCTTGTCGGTATCGGCCAACTTGGGTTTTTCAGAGTCCTCCGCCGCACTGGATTTCTCCGGTTTGGCGGAATCCTCCAGATCGTCCAGATCGAGGTCTTCAGAAGAAGAGTCCTCAGTCTCATCGTCCATCAACAAAGCATCGTCATCATCAACGATGTGGGGCATTCAATCACTCCTGTCTGTCTCACGACAGTCAATAGGAAAAGCGCGACAGGGTTATCGCGGTTAACAGCGACTGCACAAAAAATCAGTAACGATAATTCAGTTCGGTTTCGGTTCGATCATAGCGCGGGTACGCGGTACGCCGTTGCGCAGCGGTTAAATTGATCCGATCTGCGGCCATTCGGGCTTGCGCTTCTCCTGCTTGATTATAATAATGTTGGATAGCCAGCATCTTCTGTAATTCGGCAATATTGGCGGGATTCATGGAATTCAAGTTTTGTTCGCCGAGTTCCTCTCTGATTTTCTGTACGGCATAATTTATCGCTTCCGGCAATGTTGGACTGCTTCCTTTAGGCCATCCCTCAGCTCTTTGAATCCAATGCTGCGCTTCGTGCGTTAGATTGCGTTTCTGTAATTCAGGGGTAGTTAACAGGTTTGGGTTGTATTCCATTCGATCCGAAGAGACTTTGCCGGCAACTCCTTTTGGCAAAGAGGGGTTCGCTGCCCTTTGCAAAAAGCCGATTTCTGGATAAGCGTCCATCAAATCAGGATGGGTGTATTGACTGGCTAAAGTTCCCGATTGCGCATTCGGCTTGAGTTGCGCAGTATTATCCGCAAGCTCATACGCCCAGTGTTCCTTTTGTCCGGGCAATTGCCGCCAGCCGGTTTGCTTGAAGATGGATTCATTGCCAATCCCCCGGTCGTACAAGCGTTTGGCTGAGGCCAGTTGGTTCAGTAAATTCGGGTTATTCCGGGCTTCGGCCAGGTTTCGTGCGCCCTGCTCGCCAATATCAATGTCCCGCCGCAGGGAGGCTGCATTTAAGCCGCGCGTCCCTAACCGGGCTATAGAGGCCATCTCGGAGAGATTGGGATTGTCTGTGACCGATCCCAGCAACGACAACCCCTCAACCGCAGCATTACCCAGGCTCGGAGCGGCCTTTAATGCGTGCGGTAAAGCGGCACGATACCCGTGTTGCGCCACCGCCGCCAGGGCCGGTTTTAACGCCGTTCCAGCGGTTTTTACCGCCATTCCAGCGGTCTTGAACTGCGGGAACTGCATCGCTACTTCAGTGGCCCCGCGTACCGCTTGTGCGGGGTCTAGCTCTCCGTAACTGCCCGTTCCGACCCGTTGCAGGATGCGCCCGGCATTGGGCATTTTCATCCGGTCTTCCAGAAAACTTCCCACGTTATAGGCCGCTGAATCAATCGGCTTTAATTCACCTTGCGGCGGACGATCCAATAACTCGTTCGCGGCTTGAATTGGAGCGCGGTAATAACTGGGAAGCGGGTTCATGGGAATATCCTAAATCACAGCACCTTTGATCCGGTCAGGATCGTGGACTTGTGCCAGCACATCGTTGTCCTTGATCAGCCGATACCGAGGGGCGTTATCCGGGTCGTCGGTTTTCAGGTCAATCCGAATTCCGGCGTTTTTGTAAAACAGTACGTCATCGCCCAACTGCGCCCAGGGTTCGCCATTAAACGCGGCATGGGCATAACACTGATTCCCCAGCGCCACCACCTTGCCGATTTGACACAGATATTGAATGGCATCCTGGGTTTCCGGGGCCAGCAGAATGCCGCCTGCGGTTTTGGTCAGCGCCCGCCGCTCTTCGAGTAACAGGTAATGGCCGGTCGGGGTCAACGGAAGAATCGCATCGGTCATAAGGGTCGGTTCGTCCTCGCGACGATTTTGGGTTTGGACAACAAAAAACCGCCACGAGGGGCGGTTTCCTTGAAAAATCGGCAGTTTGGTATATTAGGGGTTTCTAATATACTAATGATGGCAGGTTGTCAAGTACCATCGCTAAAATTTTTTACAATTCCAATGCAATCTTCCAAGCCACCCACGTGACGTTTCGCATGTGGCGCTGGAAAGCCAACAGGGCCGATTCTCTCCCAAGCACCCACGCAACGTGTTGCCCGTTGTTTGACCGCATGCTTCCAAGCCACCCACGTGACGTGTCGCGCAGGAACCAGATTACTTCTTCCAAGCCTAGAGCAACTCCGAGCCAACCCAGCGTTTTGCTTGAAAGTTCTCCCGTTTATCCTTCCGTCACCCAAGTTAGCTTGCCGCCCCTCGGGGCGGATAGGTATCATGTACCCTTGCCGCGCAAGACTTCCAGCGAAGTCAGTAAACGGCCTCTACCGGGCCTGAAGCGCCCTGTGGCCCCTGGTTTTACGCGCTGGGACGGGCGCGATAGGCTCCTCCACGCGCAAGGCGCGAAGGAGAATATTCTGAGCGGCGTTAACATCCGCATTCGCCGCATGGCCGCATTGCACGCATTGGAACGTTGCTTGATCCAGCCGATTTTCCCGAGCCACATGACCACACGCTACGCACGTCTGCGAAGTATAAGCCGGATTAACCGCAATCACTTTACCGCTATGCGCATTAACCTTAGCTTCCAAACGATTGCGGAACATATAAAACCCGCCGTTTAAAATTGACCGATTTAGCCCCGCCTTGGCCGCCACATTCTTGCCTGGGTTTTTTGCATCGCCCTTGGCGCTGGCGGTCATGTTCTTCAGTTTCAAATCCTCAATCGCTACTGTCTCAAACCGTTTTGAAACTTGTTTGCTCACTTTCTCAATATAATAACGGCGTTTGTTGGCGATATGCTGATGCTGTTTTTGTATCCGCTGCTTCATCTTCAGCCAGCGATTAGACGGCTTGCGCTGGCCTTTGACCGGCCCTTGCTTACGCGATAACGCCCGTTGCAGTTTAGCTAGTTTATCTTGTTCGTGGTCAAAATCCATCGCAGGTTTGAACTGTTGGCCAGTGCTCAGACTGACGAATTGCACCACGCCAACATCAATTCCGACCGCTGTTCCGGTTGGGGCAGGCTTTGGACGCGGCAACTTGGTTTTAATCAGAAATGCTGCATACCACTTTCCCGCTTCTTCGGAAAATGTCCCTGAGCGAATCTCGCCATCAAACCGTAATGGACACCCCAGTTTAAATGTGCCCATTTTTCCTGGAAGCGCAAACCGTTTTATTCCTGCCTGTTTAATGCTACGCCCGCGCCAAGTAGAGGATAGTTTTGATCCTTTGCCGTGATAAGTTGGCATCCAATCTCTATCCCATCCTGATAATTTCCATTGATTCAATGCCGCGCCATAGTTGTTATTGAAAACGCCAGCCACGGTATCCAGATTCAAACCGCGCTCCTTAATCCATGGATGCAAACTATCCCGTTCAATCGTCCACTGTTTACTCACTTCAAAGGCGCTGGGAAATTTTACTTTTTTGAAATCCAAAGAAGCCGGCTGTAAGGCCCCATCAATTCGACTACTAAACCGTGCCGGTTGATCGGCGGCATCCAGACATGCCTCGTACTCCATCAACGGGTGACGCAACCGATCAATAGCGAAGTTATACGCCAATCGGCAAGCGATGCAGGTATCCTTGATCCATGCAGTTTGTTGATCATTAAAGTGAACGCGCATTTTGTGCGCCACCAAATCAAACCCTTCATCGCCATCAACCGTTTCTTTATTGCTCATCAAAAGATCAGCCATGGTTCAACGAACTATGTTATACTAGCACACGCGCAACCCTAGCGCAAGCATTAGAGGATAATTTTTTATGCTGATTGATTCGATAGAAGCGGCCCGCCGCTTGGGGATTTCAACGCAGCGGGTGTTGCAGCTTTTAAAGGCAGGCCGGATTCCCGGTGCCACTAAACTCGGCGGACAGCGCGGGATATGGGTGATTGCGGTAGAGAACGATGAATCGCCGAAAATCACGCCGGCTCGGAACCGTTAGAACTTCTCATCATTCTTTCGGACATTTTCAATGACGTCCTCCATAATCTGCAACGCCTGCTTCAGCCCCTTGCGAAATCCAACTCGATACTGGTAATCCTCGAAGCTGGAAGCACCTCCATCGACTATAGTGAGTGCCTTTTTTTCCATCTCATCATAGATTCCATTATAAAACTCGTCAATGACCGTCATCTAGGAACTCCGTCAGCAGGCGAAAGAATCGTTCACGTTCTTGTACGACTTCCCAATACGCCTCGCGGTAGTTGTGATCCATAAAAGCGCGCAACCACCACCAGGCGCACCGCATTTACTTACGCTTCTTCGCTGGGGCCTTCTTCTTCGGCGGAGGCACTTTCTGGCTCTTGGGCGGCATCGGCATCTCAGTCGGTAGCGCAGAGGGTAGGGAAGCGCCCATCGGCGGCATCGGGGGTGGGGGAACAGAACGGGGACTGCTGGGCATCATCATGGGATTGCTCCGTGGTTAAAAAATCACAATAAACAAACTTAATTCAAAAGCAACAACGCCTTACGAGTTGCATTGATTGCTGTTTGATATTCAGCAATCTTATCGCATAACTTTTCCGACTTTGCTTCATATTCGCCCCCATGATTGGTCAGACGAATATAGCGCGTACTATCAGGACGTTCCATGATCCATCCAATACTATCACATTCCCATCCTTGCCAAAGCACCGGAAATGTAAAAATTACTTTATCTTCATCTTTCAT